GATTATAAGATGTATTTGAAAGAATACAGAGAACGCGGCGCGTCTTGTTTCAAGCGGTCACGTAATAAATCTTTGGGGAAAGAAGAAACAGCTAAAGCTTATAGGGAGCATTTAGATTGTCAAGCTATGATTAGAAACATGAATTACAAAATGAATCATGGACAATGGTTGTATGATGATTTGCCTAACGGACATTTTGTTAAACATTTTAGAATCATGGCATCAGGGGATCCTGATCGAGTCGGAAAATTGATAGATAATTTTGGAAGGGAATACGATGTACCAAGAAAAAGAAACTAAGTACGACGGCTTCGCCAAAAAACTTTTCTATGATTTTAGAAAAACCAAAAGGGGTGTGCCTTATTGGGAACGACTAGACTTTAAAGACAGAGATGAGTGGCGTGGCATAGCTCAACTCGTGAAGAGAGAGAAAAGATATTTCAAGAAACTACGTAAGAAACTAAAAATGGGAGACGCAAATGAAAAACAAATTACAAGAAACAGTTAACGCTTTAGTATTAGCTAAAGGAAATAAGTCCCAAGCTGCTATAAGTTTAAACATTCCTCGTACTACTTTTATAACTAGATTAGAAGGAGCTGAACGTGAAGGTATAAAACCCACGATTAAATCTCCTAGCTTGGAAGTAGCTTTGGCCGAACAAAAGGTGGTGTATGATTCTCAAATACGAGACATAAAGAAACAGCTGGAAGAATCCATACAGCAAAATGTAACTTCAGACTATGTACGCAAACATATATTTAAGTTGGGGAAATATAAAGCTAAACCACCCAAATGGATTACCAAGTCTTCCCCTGCTACGGGAACGCCAGGTGTTCCTACTTTATTTTTGTCTGACTTTCATTACGGTGAAGTAGTCAAACCAGACGCCGTAAATAATCTAAACAACTTTGATAAAAAGATTTCGCAGTTGCGATTGAAGTCAACTGTAGAGACAGCTATAGACTTATGTCATAACCATATGGTTAACCCCAAGTATCCAGGAATTGTCTTGGCTTTGGGAGGTGACATGATGTCTGGCTCCATTCACGACGAGCTTATAGAATCTAATGACGGCACTTCTATTGATCACGTCCTTGAATTGTTTGACCAATTAATATGGACGATAACTACATTAGCTGATAAATTTAATAAAGTTTTCGTACCAACTTGTTATGGAAATCATAGTCGCATGTACCAACAGTGGAGAAACAAGGAAGCCGCGCATCTTAGCTTTGATTGGATGCTGTATAATATGTTGGAGAAACATTTTACTGCCAACAAAGATACGCGTGTGCAGTTCTTAATCCCTACGGGATTTGATGCGTACTATAAAATATATGATACGAGTTATCTGCTGACACATGGTGATAGGCTAGGAGTCCGTGGAGGAACGGGCATCGTGGGTATGCTTGGGCCTATAGCACGTGGTGTTCAGAAGGTGAGATCGGAGTATACCAACTTTGGTAAGTCCATTGACTATGTTATCATGGGGCACTACCATCAGTATATTTCTATAAAAGGAGCCATAGTTAACGGCTCGCTTAAGGGCTACGACGAATACGCTATGAGTAATCGTTTCGCTTTTGAGATACCTAAACAAGCTTTATGGTTTACCCACCCACAATACGGTATAACTTTCCAAGTTCCTGTGGTCGCCGAACAAGGCGTGCCTAAGAAACCCAAGAAAGAATGGCTTCAATGGGCCTCATAAAGTAACACATTGGGGGCTTGAATGTGCCCCCTTTGTCTGCTATAATGAATAACTTAATCTTTAAATAGGGGAGAATACTATGGCTAAAAAGAAACAAGGTTACAAGGATCGCAAGGATGAATCTATTGCGATGCGTAAGAAAAAGAAACGTACTAAGAAACAATTGAAAGCAAGCAGAGATGAATCCTACGGTAAGTGGGGTAGTAAAGCTAAGAAAAAAGGTAAGATAAACAAATAAATTACGGAGGTAATTATGGCTGAAGAAACATGGACTCCTAACCAATTATTTTCTATGGGAAAAGTAAAGATTGGCGGAGACGCAAAACCTGTGGAAGAACCACCAAAGGAAGACGAAAAAAAGAATGACGATAAGTCGAAGTCAAACGGGGAAAACAGTGAATCTTAAGGTTCCTCCTCATTTACAACATAAGGTTACATTTGGCTCTTCTCCTATGGAGAAGGTAAAGAAAAAGAAACCTTTGTTGCCTGCAACTAAAAAGAATTTCACAAAGTATAAATCTGTAAAGGTTAAACCTAATAAGAATAATTTAACAGCTTCCAATCTTTGGAAATTTATTCCTGATGTTAAATAATTATGACAGTAAAAATATTTTTTCTTCTTATGGTTATATCGATGCCCGACATGCCGTCGGTAAAATATAATGCATTGTTGTATCCTACTATGGAGCAATGTGTTATAGCGCGTGATGGATACATGGAAGCTTATGGTAATAAAGATCAAGAGTATAAAGATAAATTAATAACAGAGGCCGTGTGTTTAGAATTTGAATCTTTTTCAATTAAAGGATTGGATGCTGCGCCAGTAGGGTTGGGAGCTTAATATGGAACCAGAACTTTGTAAAACATGTGGGCACGTATGTCATTGTAGTAATGGAGGCTCATGTTGTGGGGGGCAATGCCAATGCGTAGGTTGTGAACATCCAGAAACAGATGAAGAAAAGATTGTGGATTTTGATCCCGATTTTAGTCTTACTGTACATTAATATGTCTGGGTTAGATATGCTAATATCCCTTGTGGATAAAATAACTGGCGGAAAATCTGATTCCAAAGTAGAGGTTATTGAATACTTAAAAGAAAAAGGTTACAGTGATGAAGCTGTTGCAGGGATAACAGCCAACATTGAAGTAGAAACTGGTGGCACTTTTGATTATAAGGAAAAAGAAAAAGGCAAAGGTACTGGAGAAGGATTGTTTCAGTATACTGGATCAATGAAAAATAGTTATAAAGATTATTTAAAAAGTAATAAGAAAAAAGATTCTATGGAATCCCAAATAGATTTTATGGATGAAGTTGTCAGAGGAACTTGGGCACCTGGTTTAGGTGGCATGGATAAGACAATTTTAAAGGGAGAATTATTTTCAGGGAAGTTTAGTCCCGATAGAATAGCTGAAAGTTTTAATACTATTTTTGAAAAAGGAAAATTAGAAACTGACTATGGCAATAGAAAAGATATTGCTTTAGGTATTTACGAGGAGTTAAAATAATGGGCGGATTACCAGTAGAAATGATCACCATGCTTGGCTCATCCTTGTTGGGTGGGTTCATGTCTATATGGGGGCAAAGCATTAAGGCTAAACAAGCTGAACAAAAGATGTTGCTTGCTCGTGGCAAGTTTCAGATGGAAGAAATTGATAAGGCAAGAAAGTACGACAACAAAGGCTTTCAATGGACAAGAAGAATCATTGCTCTAACCGCAGTGTTCTTTATTATTGCATGGCCTAAGTTAGTTCCTGTATTTTTTGATACAAGTGTATGGATAACATGGACAGAATTTACAAGAGGATTTTTATTCTTGATCGAGAAGAAAGAAATTGTTATGGACAAAGAGTTCTTTGGTGTAGTAATAACACCACTTGACACTCACTTAATGTCTGCTATTATAGGACTTTACTTTGGAGGAAGCCTTGTTAAAAAATAAAATACTTGCATGGGAAGCAGGACTTCATATGGGAGGAATAAATGAACGGACTTAAGATATCATTCGCCGTCGTGGCATTTGTACTCGTGCAGGGCATTGGTGTCATATGGTACGTGAGCAAATTGGATTCGCGTGTGGATCAGATGTATAAAAGTTTTGAAGAACAGAATAAGAAAGAAGTAATTGAGAATCAAGTCAAGATGAAAATTGATTTGGAAAATTTAATTGCTGATGTAAAGACACTTCAAAAAGAAATAAAACAAATGAATAAGAAAGACAAAGAGATTGTTAGACAAAATAAATCTATTGAGAAACAACACAAGGATTTGTTTAAATTTTTAGAAGATCAGCAAAATAATATAATGCAACAAGGTGAAACCAAAAGCGGATCATATAGTTACGGAGATTAATTATGGCTGATAGGGTGGATGTAAGTGATAAGACTGCTATTTCTATGCCTATGCGTAACCTTTTATCAATACTCGCAGCAGTCGGAATTGGAGTCTACGCCTTTTTCGGAATACAAGAAAGGCTTAACAATGTTGAGACGAGAAGTACCCTCATGGAAGCCGACCTCACGAAAAACACTCAATTCCGTATTCTATGGCCCAGAGGAGAATTAGGTGCTTTACCTGCCGATGCTCAGCAAGACCTTTTAATAGAATTTATGGCATCTCAAGTTGAGGGTATGCAAGAAAAAATGGAGTCAATGATGAGTAATACCGTGAATATAAAGAGGGCACAACACGATATAGAACGATTGCTTAATGACGTGGAAAAATTAAAAGACAAACTAAGGGAAACAAATGGAAGTCATTAGTGTTATATTAATGTTTGTATTTGGTAACATGAATGACCAAGAAAATAGAATGACACAATATATTCCTATGGAATCATTATCTTCTTGTATGAAAGAAGTAAGACTGCTTAAGAAAAAGAACACAGGTTATGATAAGGATGCATTCTGTGGTCCTGGGATCGTGCAAATAAAAGATGGAGAAGTTATAGCCCTTTACAATGAAATACCAGCTGATGCAACAATAGTAAAGAAAGATATAGATAAAGAAGCTTTTGTCAGATGGTCACTTAAAGCCAAAGAGAAATGGAATAAATGAAACTAACCAGCAAGAAAATAGTTTATCGTAAAAACAAAAGTAATCCTGTAGCAAAAATGCTAAAGGACCCAGAGTTCAGACAAAAGAAAGTTGCTGATAAAAAAATCTACAATAGAAAGGTGGATGACGCAGGACTTCTTAAGATGCTGGAAAATATTTAATCTTCATCCTTATATTTAGCATCAAATTTTTCTCTTATTATTATATCTTCTAAGTTATTACCGTAGTTTATAATCTTTTCTACGCTTTCATCTAAGTCTTCACTCTTAACTTTATACTTATTTTTCAAAAGATTTTTTATAAATTTTTTAGCATTTTTTCCAGTTCGTTCATCACCATATTTTGCATCCAGAACGCGAGTAAATATCTCTTCACTTATTTGACTTTGTTTTATTAAGCTATGTGCAATAGGATCATGTTCAAAAGCTATGTGCCGCATCTCATGAAGTAAGGTCCCTAAACCTTGCTCGGTATTCCATTGGTCATATTGAGCTATGACATCTTTCTTACCTCTATTTCCTTTTAACATATCGGGTCTATATTTTATTATATCCAACAACAATCTAGATTGTCCTTGATCAGTTTCATATTCTTTAAATGGGCGATTAACATTTCCTCTTTCATCTCTTAAAAGTCTTTCCATATCTGCAGCGTATTGACCGTATCCTGTCCACTTGCTTTTATCTTCTTTAAAAGGACTGGTTATATCTATTGATAAATCTTTATCCATTAATTGATATACATTATCTACACTGTAACCCTCTTTGGCAAAAGGATCTAACTCTTTCATCTTAAATAATTTATTAAGAAATTCATAGTTTCTTTCATCTGATAACTCATGAATAGGTGGACCGCTTGCGTCCTCCAACTGAATACGCTTTGGCGTTTTAGTATAGTCTACTTTGTATTTATCTTCAGCCATATTAATTCAATCCCAAAGCCATTCTAAGCTTTCTCTTCTCCCCAATTAATTTTTTATTTGTAGTCCCTATTCTATACTCTGGATGCACAGCTTTCAAGGCCTCTTGAAATAAACTTCCAAGATCGGGAACATAAATTAAATGCGGCGGCTGATTGGCGTTGTATTCCATTACATCAGCTATGATATCAGCTATTTTTTGTTCACCTTCGTTAATCATGCTCGCGTCATATTTCATTCCACCCATTATTATATCACGGTACGCATTAGTTATTTGTGCATTCTTTCTTTGCCTAAATAAATTCATACCCTTATCTAATTTTCTTTCTTGAAATAGAGCTTCTCTTTCTTTTGCAATGGATGCAGGTGCAAATCCAAATGCTTGCATCATTACTTCATATCCTTTTATATCATCTGTCAATACCTGCCCGTAACCTGTGCTCGCAAATCCGTTTCCATAAGGAGAATATCTTACAGCTTTTAAAACATTACGTATGGCAGTAGGCAAAGTTTGTTCCAAAGCTTCACCCCATTGTTGTTCTCTTACTCCTCGTTCCATTAATCCTCTTATAGCATCAATATAAACAGAACCTGGAGCTCCTAAAAACTCTTCTGCTCTAGCTCCTGTAGGTATACCCATCATATTTAATCCAGCTCTTACTTGTTGAGACCAAGGTAATACACCAAAGCCCACCCTTCGTTGAACATCCCATCCAAGAGTGGAATTAATTAAACCATTCTCCATTGCATTAATCAAGCCAGGTCCCCAACCTGCTTCATATAACATGTTGCGAAACTCTGTTCTTACATCAGAGTCTACACCTGTAAACATTTTCTTAATTAAATCATATGTATCTTCTGCATCTTCACCGCCAGGTAATCCCATTACACCACCAGTCACAAGCATCATTAACATAATTCTGGCAAATGCTTTTCGTCCTATTTTATTTTGCGCCGCAGTTTTTGTAGGATCAGCTAACCCTACAGTAAATCCGCCGCTTGCTTTTCTTTTTAACACAGGTGGATTTAACATACGATACATTAGTCCAACCATTTGTGTCATGTAAGTCATGAACAATGCAGCAAGTGAACCTATGCCCCGACCAAGTGCTTGTCTATTCTCTTTACCATACACCCCGAAAGTTTCATCCGTCATGAAACGTGCAAGTGCTTCTGGGGATCTTCCAAATTGTTCCATGATATGTTGATAATCCATATCATTACCATATAGTAAATCCGCTTTATCTAAAACTGAAGGGTCATTCATAGCTAAGTTATAAGTTGCAATGAAAGCCGTGATACGAGCGGCTGCCTCAAAAGTATTGAACGCTCCTCCTACAACTATATTTTCAAAAGTTCTAATAGCTTTATGTCTTGCTTGTTGACTACCAACTAAATCTCCACCCATGCCTGGCATAATACCAGCCTCAAGTAAAGCCTGCCCCTGTTTAATTGTACCATCTGCAATAGCTCTCATTAAAGCTTCCTTGATTGGGCCATCAGGTAATCTTTCAAAATCAAGAAATGCATCTTGATACTGATTTTTGCCAGCAACTCCATGAACTACCATGCCACTTGCATGGGCAAAAGCCTTAGCTAATTCTCTAGTTACTTTAAATTGAAAACCTTTACCAGCTAATTGTGATAGTATAGGTCCTGTAAACTGTACCATACTCATTACTTGCAGAAAAGCTGATGATAAATTACCACCAAGATACCACCAGAATCCTATGCGTCTATAGAAAGCAAATTCCTGAACAGGATCTTCTATATAGTTATAATAATTTTCTGTAAATTTTAAT